TTTTCATTAATGGACTCAATGTAGATTTTCTTCGTAGACCATTCGGCAATCTCGTCCTGGGTGTAGGGCTTCAGGTTATCGCGCATGGTCTTGATGTATTCAGCCTGCATCAAGTTTTCTGCGTTTTCGGCATCGGCCAAAGGCTTAAATAAATTCCTCCACAAAGGCCCCAGGTCTTTAAACCCATCAAGCCATTTGAAAAGAAACTCCATCCTCGTATGGGATGCAACCCCTTTGAGAATATTCGACTTGAGCTTAGCCATGATCCCAGGATTTCGATCTAAGGGGGGGGCCGTCAGATCATTATTAGCCGCAAGGCTTCCGAGAATTTCTCGCTTTGTCTCTGCATAATCCCGTTTGAATTGAGCAGACAGAAGCTTGTTTTGAAGCTTAGACAGGTGCTCAATTTGTCTGACCATTTCATTAAGGTCTTTGAGTTCTTGAAAGGTCATTTCCTTGAAGTTCTTTTGCTTGGCTTCATCAAGGAGGCTTTGCGGAATGTCGATCAGTTCGCCCTGGTCTTGCTGTTCTTTCACCCAGGCAAGCAATGACTTTCGTTTGTCTAGTTTCTTGAGTGAAACATTCCGAAACTCATTTGGTTCAAGTAGAGCGTCAATTTGGTTGAGATATTCCCCCCCAGCTTTTCCAATGCGAGCCCTCACTGCGTTGTCATTGAACCGAGACAAATAGGCAGCAATCGACTGAGATTGCTCCTGGGCGTCTACTGCTGCCAAATACATTTCATGAGAAACGAGCTGCTTTTCTTTTTCCTTAAACGCTGTAGCAATATCACCCTTAAGCAGCGCGTCCAGTGCAGTTTTTCCAGCTTTGGCAGCAGCGCGCTGGTAAAAAATCGGTGAGATGCTGCGAATGGTTTTTTGATTGATTGCGTCTTGGGCTTCGTTGCGAATAGCTTCAACGGTTGGCACTGAGCGAGCAATCTTTTTGACCAAACCCTTAAACGCTGCGAACTCATCGGAAACTAAGTGATCGAGCTCTTTCTTAAACACCTGGGACTGACTCACGTTATTGACCGCTTTTTCGGCTTCAGCGCGCAACGTGCCGTCGGTCATCATGTCGCCATATTTTGCTTTTAACTGTTCTTTCGTAAGTCGTTCGATGCGATTGTCTACGTTTTCGGCTTGAGCGAGTTTCTTTAGGAGTTCGTCCCCTGATTTAAAGCCAAACATCTCGGCCACAAAGTTGGGATGAAAGCCGCCCTCACGAGAATAAACGTAGGGTCTGGGCAATGCGTCCAGGGTCTGTTTGCCGTATTCATCTAGGATGGCCCTGCGCGATAGCTTAAGCGTTGAAAGCTCTGCACTCACCTCAGCCCCGTTCGGAAGCTTCCCCTTTTGTAATACACTGAGCGCAACATAAAGAGGGTCACTAGAAAGTTGATCGGATACTTGAGCCCTCGTGTCTTTGTAACGCTGCTTCCATTGTTTTGCTTCTTCTCGAACGACTTGAGCCATGGCCTTGTGTTCGAGTTCGGCTCTGGCCGAGTCTTTTGATTGTTGAACGGCTTGGGAGTATTTCAGTGCGTCTTTGGCGCTCATTCCGACTGAAGCCGGATCAGGAAATAACGGCTCCACATTCTGAGACTTACGGACTGCTGCAATCTCCTCCTCGGTAGCCAGTAGCCGATCAAACACATCCCGCACTTCATCGGTAAGCTGCACGTTGAGTGCTCTTAAATCCTTGTAGATTTCCGTTAGCCATCGTTTGAAGCGATAGAATGCCTGTCTAAGTCCTTCACTGGGAGCCTTACCTTCCATCAAGTAGGCTTCAAAACCTCGGGCAAATTGCTCATGTTGCTCGGTCGTGAGCGGTTTGCCAGCCTCCCCTCCGAGCCAATCAAGCACAGTATTCCAATCCTGTTTGATTTGAGGTTGAGCGTTTTCTAATGCCGCTGCATCTTTAAGAACTTCGAGATAAAAGTGACCCGTTTCATGAAAGAAGGTGCTTTTGTTAGCGTTCTTCAGAAGCTCAATGTTGAAAGACTTATTTCCAAAATGAATAGCACCCCTTGGGCCAAAATCGCTTGGCTGAAAGAGTGTGAACCCCTCACCGATTTTTTTCTTCATCTCCTCGGTGATTTGAACGCTAAGGACGCTCATTTCTCCCGTTGAATATCCGCTACCTGTTTTTATTTCGGTCTTCTCAATCTTAGCTTTTGGATCAAGCTTTTTTAGGATTGCTGGAATTACTTTTCGAGGCAGGAGGTTGTCATAAAAAAACTCCATCCCCTCTTTTCTTGGAAACTTACTGCCAGACTCAATGCCTTGTTGCATCTGTTTCCAAACGGACTCAGTAATGCTTTCAATGGCCCTGGGTCCCCGGTCACGGCTTAGGGTGCCTGCTATAACAGAATGCAGTTCTTCTTTGGTTCTTACCCTCTCACCGTTTCTTTCGAGTAACAAGCCTCGACGACGAGCCTCTTCTTCGATGTTTATTCCTTCTGCTTGTCCACCTCTTTGCTCTACGGCACCCACTAAGAAATAAGGGCTTTCTTCTTCGGCAGAAAGCTTGAGCGCCATTTCTTTGGCAGCGGTCTTGGCAATTTCTTCTGGAATGGTGGCTCCGTAACGAAATGTACCGTCTTCAACTGCTTTGCCATAGGGCTGGTCTTCGGGAAGAACTACATAAGCGAATTTTTCAACATCATGAGAAACGACAAATTTTCGATGGGTTCCCTCTTTTTTAACCCATCCGACTGAGTCGGTCCCCCAGCGCGAAACGTGAACCCCTGAAGGTGTCCAAGCCAACGCACTGTAGCCCTGTTCAGCAGCAAGCCTAAAGATACGTTTCAAAGCAAGTGTGGCCCAGGCGTCGGTTGCTTTAAAAGGAGCGTTTGGCACCGCATTGACTACATCACTGAAAGCATCGCGAGCCCGTGACGACTCAATTGTGGCTTGGTCGTATTTAGCCGCTGCATCCTTAACGGCCTTTAAATATTCCTGGGCTTTCTCATTATTAACCAACTTTTCGTAGTCAGTTGTTCCGAGTTTTTCTCTGCCGCGCTCCTGTTCAAAGCTAGGAGCGTCCTTTCCTTGCCTCCACAAAATTAAGGAAACATCATCGAGGTTTTCGTTCGGAAACATTTCAATAAGATGTTTATTGAGCACCTCTTGAGCGGAAAGCCAATCGGATCTTAAATCTTGGGCTCTCGCCTCAGCGCTGCGAGAGGCTTCTTTTAGGTCTTGAAATTCTTTACCCTGATATCCTTTTTCTCGGCCTTGTTGATGCCAATCGGATTGTAGCTCCTCAATAAATAATGTTTTTTCACCATTCGAGTTTGTTCTGTCAGAGACGCGAACGAAAGCTAAAACGTTTGGCTCATTGAAGTGAGTCCTGTATTCAAACTGACCGCCCTGAGTTGAAGGGAGAGTTATTAAAAATTCTCGGTAATTTTCTGCACCTTTCACCGAGTAGCTTTTCCACTCGGTCTCTCCGGTTGGCGCATTAATATCTCTTACTGTTTCGGGCGCAGGGTTGTCAGGTGTAATTAAACCTTTTCTAATTAAAACCTGTATAGCTTCTTTGCCAGCGGTCTCTGGCGTTTTTGACTCTAACTGAACTGTTTTGAAGCTAGATGGCTTCTGTTCTTCTCGTCTACTTTTATCTTTAATAACATTGTAATATTCTAATCGATATCCTTTAACATTGTTGCCAAGAACTGTAGCGCTTAATAATGGGTGTTGTATCGAGACTTCGATTTTATTTTTTGAGTTGTTGGGATTATCATAAGATTCTTCTACTTCTTTTTCGGCTAGAGACTTAGCGCGTTCTAGGAGTTGTTTTTGTGTGGGTTTATCATCTCCCCACCAAGCAGCATCATTTTTTGAAGCCTTTAAAAATCTTTGTTCGTTCGCCTTAAATAAGGCAGAGGTCTTTCTTTTAAGCGTCTCAAACTTAGGTTTGTGACCTATTGGCAATCTTAGTTCTACGTTCTTTTCTAAGACGAGCTTAGCCTTATCGCCCTCAATCACTCCTTTTTCGATCATGATTGAAGCTAAGCGTATTTTCGCCTCTTCTAAAGAAGTTTCAAAATGATACTCTGCTTGTGAACTCCACCAGCCTTGTTCATCATTGCCGGATAAGGTCCAATCAGAATTAGTTTCTCTTACTACAAAAACGGCTCCGTAGTATTCATCGCTGTTAACGTCCTCTTCAGCCGCATTATATGCCCAGGTGTTTAAACGCTCATTCAGTTCGGAGGCTATCTTGTTAGGGTCAGTAACGCCTTCTTCTTCAAGCTCCTTTAGAATTTTTATTTTTTGTTCTTCTGCTAAATCTGATTCTTTTAAATAATATTGGGCCTCATTTTCAATTGAGTCATCATCAACCGAATAATCGCGCTCTGGTTCGGTCCATTCCAATGACTCCATTGTTCCAGAGCCAAGTTCCTCGGATAGAACGACTTGATCAATTTTAACACCATTGTTGGCTAGAAACTGTTCTATCTCTGGTTTAGTGACCTTTTGGCCTGCTGCCTCTTTAAGTTGTAAGTATTCCTGTAATCCAGAAAACTCCAACTCTTCAGATTTAATTCCCTGTATGTTTTTGATGCGATTTGCGAGGTCTTTAGCCGGAATGGATTTGAAATCCATTAACTCAATTTCTTTGGCCAGTTGAGAAGAAAAACCCAGTTGTTTTTGTCGCTCTAAGGCGGCTTTGGCCTCGGGAGTAACGTTCAGTTGTTGAGCTTCGGGTTTACCTTGAAACAAGGTTTGACCGCCCTCGCCTGTTTGGGGGGGTGTTTCACCTTGGGGTTTGTTGCCTTGTGTAATTTTTAATCGTATTTGATTTAAAAACTCCTGGCCCTGTGGCCCCAAACGCTCACCGAGACGTTGGAGCCCTTGCATGACAGTGACGGCATGTTGAGCATCTGACTCACTGTAGCCAGCGGCTACGAGTTGTTGCTGAATTGTTTCGGGGCTAAGTTGTTCGGGAGTTGTGACTTGTTGCTGCTGCTGTTGTTGTGTGGGCTCCTGTTGTTGTTGTTGTTGTTGTTGTTTGCCCTCACTTTCAATTGCTTGGACCTGTTGTTTAATAATGTCCTTCACCTCGGCCTGGCTGATTTGCGAGGGATCGGTTTTTATGCGTTCAAAGAAAAAGTTATTATGCTCGGTGGGGGCGATTGTGACGGCATAGCGCTCGGTGGGAATAACGAGGTCGGCCCCTGTTTTCACAGACTCGTCATAGCCCTTGGTGTCGCCCGTAATCTCTTTGGCAATCTCACGAGGGTCAACGCCCTTTTCAACCCAATAGGAATTCCAAGCATCAATGGGTGTGTAAAGTTCACGGGTATTATTAGCATCGGCCAAGCGACCCATGACCTGCTGTGTCTGCTCGGGCGACTTACTCAATGAGGTGAGTTCTTTGGATTTGTTTCCGAGTTCTTTAAAGGCTTGAGCCCTTTGGCCTGCTTCCTTGGCTCTGTTGAGGTCTGCTCGTAAGCTATCGCCCCCAAAGACGCTAGCGTGAGCCCCAGTCATTCCAATGCCTGCTTGGGATCCGGCACGAGCTTCAAGTAACGCCTGGTCCCATGCAGCAGGTGGGATGATAGTCTGCATGAGTTCCATGCCCGTCATGGTTTTGGCTGAGTCGTCCTGTAGAACCTTAGCCGTATTTCCAGCAGCGGTTTTGACAAGCTCCTGAAGCCCTTCGGTGAAGCCTTCGGTCAGACCGCTTTCAATCATTCGCTTGCCGTAGAGCGCGAAAGCATTGGCCGCTGTAGGGCTCTTAAGTGCCTCCCTGATTGCGTCACGCTTGAGAGCGCGGAAACCTGGAAAGCCCTGCATGACTTTTTCAAGAGCAATCATTTCGAGAGCCCCGTTGACGACTCCCGTGACCATGGATGCGCCAATCATAGCTTCCCGAGAAAGGGGGTTTCCGTTTGCGTCTCTGATCTTTTCGAAATCAAGATAGCCGAGTGCGCCCTCCATTCGAGCCGCTGCCGCCATTGCGCCCCAGTGCCATCCAAACGTCCCCCCGGCTACCGTTCCACCTACTGCCGTGGCACCAGCAAACGGCCCACCGATTAAGCCCCCAGCTAGTCCGGCCAGGCCCCCGGCCATACCCCCGACCACTGCACCAGCGGCCTTTCCGCCTATGGTCTGGGCAAAGATAGGTAACTGATTGGCCATGGCACCAGGGATCTGCTCCCCGTAGCCAGTGATCCCCAAGTTTCGTTGCTCGACGGCTTCCTTTTGGGTTTCGCCTTCAAGGGCTGTTTGTTCTTTGCGGTCTTCGGGCGTGGCGGTCCCTAAAAATGCCTTTTCCCCAATCCCCACAAGCTTCATCGTGTCTACGCCCTGGCGGAATTGCGAGCCGATATGCCGAAACTGCCGCTCGATGTACCAGAGTTTTGTGAAATCCTCCTGGGCAAGCGCACTGTTGTTTGGGTTTTCAGCAAGCCAGGCGGCAACAATGGGGGATTCTTGCCTGAACTTGTTTGGATCAAAGTCAGAGCGTTTTGATAGTCTTTCGACCTCATCGAGGTTTCTTTCAAGCAGGTCTTGAGGAAGCCCCGTCTTAGTCGCTAGTCTGAAAACACGAGCCGCAACGTCCGGGCTTTTTTTTAGTCCCTGATCCACTGCAAAACCCAGTTGAGCGGCATCCTGGGTGCCTGTGTACCAGTCCGAAAACTGGTTTACAGCCTTGGACTCTGATCCGGCTGAATTCTGGACGGGTGTTTCCAAAAACGAATCAAAATCTGTGCTCAAGTTATTCTCCAATCACTTGGTCAAACATTTGACGGTATTTCGCTTTGTCCTCTGATTTAACGGCAGTCGAGGAAAGCTTGTAAAGGGCATAGGCTCGCTCGACTTTGTCGGAAGTTATGGGCTTACCTTTGGACGTAATCAGGTTTTTAATCTTTCCAAGCACGTCCTCGGGAATGTCGGCCATCTTGACGTAAGCCTTGTCTGCTTCCTTTGCGTTGACTATGGCCGTGGGCTTCTCGACATCGAACTGATAGAACGGCTTTTGAATGAAGACCTTGTTGATTGTGATGTCATCAATGATCTTGTTTCGTTCTTCGTAGGTAGCCCTACCGCCCTTATTCGTTTCAAACTGGTCTAGTCTCATTGAGTAGTCGCGTTCAAGGTCTACCAGTTTCTTCTGATTGGCTCGGCCTAAGTCCTTGGTGCTTCCAAGGGGAATGATCCCATTGGATTGGAGTTGAGAAACAAATTGCTCATAAGGGCTTGTCAGGTTGGTGTGAGCGCTGCTTGATGGGTCTTCAACTTCTTTTTTCGCAGCGGTCCATAACTCTTCAGCCTTCACTCTATGGGTCGCATCGAAATTTGCCCAGTATTTCGATCTAAAGTCAGCGGCAGAGATCGAGCCCATTTTGCCAACGGGCAAGGTTCTAAAATCGAGCCAGGTCTCATTGTCATTCGGGGGGTTGGCCACAATTTTCTGTAGGGCCTCTTGTTGGTCTGGTCTAAGCGCTGCCCATACATCGGATTGTACCGTCGTACGCACATCGGACGGGGAAATATTACGGTTAGCAACCTGTTGAAATGCGATGCCAAACATTTGGTCCTGGGCCTCTTTGGCGGCCATTGAGTTTTGAGTAAGTCGGTCCTCAAAGCGAGACTGGGTCAAGTCTCTGAGCTTTGGGTTTTGGATCTTTTTTATTTCGGCCATTCCCTCAGCCCGAGAGATACCAGGGTTTTCATTAAATAGACTATCAACCGTTCTTTGTGACTTTCCCCGCAAGCTTCCTTCTGCAATGGCCTTATCAATGGCGATGCGATCGCTTGCCGTGAAGCCAGGAGTATCTGTTTTGCTATCGAGAATTTTGACATAGTTTTCTGCCGCTATGTCTAAGTCGTTGGCGAGCATTCGGTTGACCACGGCCCCGTGGGTTTTGCTGATTGCCTCACCCGTTTTTTGTTCAATCCAATCTGTTGGTTTCCCAGTCCTTGCACCATGCAATATGATGGCATGTGCAATTCCTGTTATGGATTTTTGAATACGCTCTGGGTCTTGATAGTTATTTCCGGCAGTGTTGATTTCGTTCGTTACATAGCTAGATGTCTGTTCTTCGTCGTATTTAGTCTTTTCATTGAACAAATGAATATTCATTTGTTTATCAATGTTGTTTAATTTCTCATTAAACACCCGGTTAAACATATCTTGTTGGGCGCGGTTGACTGCCTTCGACCCGATCGCTTCGGCCTGTTTTTGAAATTCTTCATGGACCTGTTCGGGCATTCCAAACACGTCCTCTCCCTGCTTGGTCATGGCTCCGTTTTTTCCCCAAAGCAGTTCGTTTTCAATCTTGGTCAGTTCGTTATTAAACCCTAGTCCGGCCAGTTGGTTGGCTTTGTCTAGCTGGTCCTTGGCTACAACGGCCAGTGTTTCAAACATTCGATCCGAAGGCAGAGCCCCAGTCTTGCCAGTTAGGTTACCAGGGATTTGAAGGGGGTTAAGTCCACGTCCACTGATACCTGTCGTTTTGATTGTTGGGCTTTGATATTGTGGGACTCTTGGCATTTTATCACCCTATTGGTTTTTTGGGATTGGACCTAGCAGTGGTAGCGTCCGCAAAAGCTGACCCTGCTCTGAGCATAGAAGACCCAAAGCCGGAAATCCCAGTTAAGAGCGTTGATTGAGCATTGGCGGCCCCAGCAGTTCTAACAAACTGTCCAGAAGCGTTTGCTTGGATGGCTTCAATCTTATAGCCCCAAGCTTCCCGGTAAGCGTTGTTTGTAATTCGAATTTCATCAATTTTGGAAAGCAGTCTTGTGTCCTCTTGGATCTTTCGCGCAGAGCCCGAAGTAATGTCAATTCCCTGAGCGGCTAACTGAACGCGTTGGTCTCCCAAAAACTTACGTGTTGCCATTCGGTGAGCAGATACAGCCTCTTCGCCACGGTCGATTGCATCTTGATACGAAACATCGGACAACTTGGCGTTAGACTCATAAATCTTGGCTTGAAAGTCTGCTTGGGCTTTTTGAGAGTAACTGTCTCCAATTCCTTCAAATAAAGATCCAAACCCCTGACCTAAAAGCGCCCCACCGAGCATAATTGCGCTACTGATTGCCATTTTGCTACCTCCTTCAGACTGGAACCGAAACGTCAGGTACTATACTTAAAATGCTAATGGGCAACGGGTCCACTTGCCTGATAAATATCCTGCCATTGTTATTCCACTGCGTTGCTGTAACGATTTGCTGCTTGCCTGTTTGGAGTGCAACGGGATCATTATAGCCTTCTTCGTCCCTAACTTTAAGCTCATAAAGATTTTCTAGCGGATCGGTGTCGTCGTCAGAAGGCGGTTTGGGACCTACAAAACCGCCTCTCGATTTATCAACAAAGAGTGTAACGGCTCCCACGTTGATGTTTTTGGTCGCAAAAGAGGGGCCTTGGGTCGCGTCAATGTTGAGGGTCTCAAGGTCACTGGTGTAGGGTAAACCCACATGAATGACGGCATAAGGTCGATCTAAAGTAATTGAGCCGTTGGTTACAGTATAGGTCGTGTATTGGTCATTGTTTGGAGATCCAACAACTTGACCGTCAGCAAAAACCGAAACGTCTTCGCCTTCGAGATGCCATATCCCGGTGAGTGTATCGACTGCTCGTGACCAATTGGTTGTAGCTACGTTGCGTAAAGCCGATGGAACGGTCACGTCAGGGAGCCCTGTCACTACAGTGGTGCTTGTATAAGTGTAGATTAATATTTTAACGATATTCCCAGAGGCATCCTCTAGGTGAATGGCATTGCCTACATCCGAAGCGGTAAAGGTAGCAGCGCTTGCCGTAATAGTAATCGTATCGGTGTAAGTCCAGCCTGCCCCAGTGCTTAACGTCATCGTTGTTGCGCCTGTGTTTCTACCGTCATAGCTTAGAGCGCTGTCCATATACTTCATGTCCACAGCGGTTTCTTCACTCACAAAGCGAGTATTCATCCTCTCGATATAGCGAACTTCCGAGCCGTTTATGGTTCTCTTTATTAATAAATAAACGGCAGTCTCTGTGCCCTCTGGGACGCAACAAACGTGTTCAACTAGGCCGCCAAATTCATGGCGATGCCACGCTATAATTTGTTGCTCTTTAATGTAGGTGAGCCCTAACAAAACCCCGTCATCTCTTACGGCCCACACAATCGAATGAGGGACCTTTTGATAGGCCCATGACACAATAGTGTAGTCTTCGAAAAGGTGAGTAGCAAAAATGGTCAGGTCGTTACCCTTGTAGCCGTCCGCTGAAAACTCAAACTCAAGATCCCTAACAATATTCCCTTGTGACTGAACGAATAGAGCAGAGCCGCCCACTTCCAATGGTGCCACGGTACTTGTTCCAGAGGAGCTTTGTGTTTTTGGGTTAATGGCCGAGGGTCGAATAATCCCGTCAGCGTCACCTCGGATATAGATTTCGGAATTGCTATCAAAAACGATAAACCCGTTGAGATCAAGTAAGTGACGAATTTCTGTGACCTGTCTAGCCAGTAGTGTGAAAAATACGGCATCGTCGTCCTGGCTGGTCACTGAGTCAGTAAAATTTGTGTAGAGCCCAGTTTTGGATAGCCAGGTTTTTTTAGGATTGTTGTTGGAATTAGCAAAGCCTAGTCTCTGCTGGGCGTAGGCTACGGCACCGGGGTAGTTATCCACACCCCCAAAGATATTTTGAACAACCGGGGGTTGGTACTGGGTGTCTGGCTCGGTGCCCACGTCCTTGAATGAGCCGCCTATGCTTTCGCCAATGTATCCAAACACTCCGTTATTGTTCTTTTTGTAGACGAAAACACGCTCATCCGTTCGATATCCACCCGAAATGTTAGCCCATGTTACGTTGATAGGAGCCGAAGAAGTGGGAACGGCAGCAGAGGCCAAGGTAACGCTTCGCACGTTACAGGTTCCCGTGCCTGCACTGTTTGAATAGGTTGAGCCGTCCTCTCCATCAAGTGTGAAAGTAGTAGCACCCGTTACAGTAATTTTGAAAATTCTTTGATGAATCTCCTCTACACCAGCGTAATCTATATAAATATAGTCGGCTGTTGCATATCCATGCGCTGCTGAGGTTGTGATTGTAATTGTAGAGGCTAGGCTTACTGAGGAAATGGTTTTATCTGCCGCTGTAGTTTTTCCGGGTATTGACTCTTCATTAGTGAGTGGGTCTTCCCGAGTGAGCATGTAAACGTAGGTATTGGCCCCTGCGCCCCCAACGGTAGCAGCGCAATCTTTAATAGAGATAGCCGCTGGAATAAACGACATTTTGTCAATACTCCAAGCCGTGTCCGATGTACGTGAGAGTTCTCTTGGAAAGTAAGAGTTACTCACCAGCGTAACAACGTCCGCTGATTGAGTGTAGTTAATCGTGTCTATGTCGGCTATTCCATAGGGTGCGGTGAGCGTGTAAACTTCTTCAACCGTTCCTCCCGAGGAGTAGGCCCCGAACGCGGTAGAATCTACTGCCGTACCGTTCATGTATTCTAGCTCAAATGTGTTAGCTCCGTTGTTTGGATTTCTAACTTTAAAATTACGATTATTTAAATAGGTGCCCAGGCCCCCAGCAATTCCGGTTATGTAAACCTCATCTGAGTCAGCATAATTGTCTGCCCCGGCATAAGTCACCACACATGGATTAGCGTTGGTCACTCCGGTAATGTTTTGAGCGGTCAAAAGGACCTGATTTCCATTTTTTACAACGCGAATATAATAATTTCCGAACTCAAGCACATAGGTTTGATCGGAATTAAAAACGAAAGGAATAAGTCTAGCCCCGGTCTCAGAGCTATTAATTTCCCCTACAAACGTGGTGCCAGGTCTATTTGCGGCCCCACCGTGTTTGTAGACCAAGAAATTGAGCATGGTCTTTGCGCCAGTTTGATACTTAACAAGATCCACACGCCCGTAAACGGCTGGCGTTATTTCCCCCCCTGCAAAACTTCTTTGAGCAATCGTAGTTTCCGACACTGTAATTAGCTCCTTGCTCGTGTGAATTCACTTAGAGGTTCTTCTTCTATCTGCTCCTCGGAGTTAGCCACTCCCTGAGCTAGCGCTAAGGACATTTGATAGAACTGCACTGAGCGCTTGCCGAGGCGGTCTTTGTCTCCAGCGGTCACGCTTGGGGCAATCATTGAGGCGAGAAAATACGAAAGCGCCAAGGCAAAATCTGGAGGGTAAATCTCGGTGTTGTCTTCGAGAAACATATACTCACCGACTGCGTCCTCCATGTCTGTGTAAATGACTAAGCCACTGCCGTTGTTGACTATTTGTAGGGGAACTCTCGATTGTCTTGTGTCGTTTCTAGTTCCCGACAAGATCCGTCTAAATCTTAAGCAGTCAGAGGGATATTGATAGGCATAATTCCATTCAGTCGTAGGGTGATCTGTGTCACTACTGTCAGTAAGCAATCCAAGCTCCACCGTCTTTTTAGCAAATGGCCAGTTTCCTGCTCTGATCAGCGTATCTCTGGCGTTATCAAAAACACGGTTACAGACTCTTGCTTCAGCGCTTCGCTCTGTGAAGCTAGCAATTTCCACTGAACTCCCCAAATGACGTAACGCCATGTTTGCTATTTCTACACTGCTAGCCATGTGACACAGATCCTTTCTTGTTCACGGTTATTTCTTTTTGGACTTTTTGGGTGCTTTTTTAGCCATTTTCTTGGCTTGTTTTTTTGTTTTCATTTTATGCAACATTCCTCCTTTCGTTAGATTTTACTACTCCCAACAAGGTTTATTGGTCCTCCCTAGTATTGATAGAACCATTAATAGATGTTGCTGTACCACTAACAGGCTGACACGCTAGTGTTATCCATTCACCCGGCTGGAGCGTTATGTCGTCACTAAAGGCAAACGTCAAACTCCCGTTAATTCCGAGCGAACCACTCCAAACGAGCTTTTCATTCGTACTAAATGTGACGCCTGTTGCAGCAGTGTCATATGTTGTGGTCGAAATGGTTGAATAAGACGAAAAGTTAGGATTTCCAGACAAAGTGCCGTTTTTAATTAAATACAAAATCACTTGTTTTGTGTGGTCGCATCCACCGCTTGCACTCAGAATATTTACGATAGATTGATTAGTCCTACCATTATACATGAGTTCGTTCTTTATTGTAAAAAGCGGAACATATGATCCAGACGCAACGGTTGTCTTAGTGTTCCCATAAGAAAATCTATTTCCCTGTAAGATTTTCTCGCCTTCAATAAAGCCAGCAAAGCTTCCACATTTGACAGTGAGATTTGTCGTGCTACCAGTGCTATAAGCTGCAATTGTGAATGGAAACGATGGATTTCCAAAAGTAGTAGTTGTCAAAGTGTTTGGTAATAGGAAAGTATGCAGCACGGTCCAATCGGGATTATTGCCGGCTCGCGCAACCTCTGCCTCTACTGTAATAGCTCCAGCCCCAAGGTATTGAACGTTGAGTTGAAAAACATTTAACTTTAATGGGTCTATTGTAACGCCAGTAGCACCAGTACCGTCTAGTTTGTCGCCATTCCAACTCGATTGTGCTACAAAAGCATCACTTGAAGCAACCCCTGCTTTGGTTTGTGCAAACGTACCTGCTGCGGTGCTGCCTGATAAACTATAACTACCGCTTTTGACACCAGCAAAAGAATTGACAAAAACTACTGTCGATCCAACTTGAGAAGTCGCCCACCCAGAATACGTACCAGCGGCAATTTCTTGAGCAGTTTTAAGAGTATTGCCCGAGTTTGTGACGGCCACACTGTAAGCGGTTCCATTCAGTGTAACGGTAACGTTTTCAGTCGTGCTACTTGCCGTTGCTACTGTCAGAGTTCTTGTTTCTCTGACTCCACGGTTAGAGTAGAGAATTCCAAACTGGGTACCCACATAACCAACAAATAATCCATCTTCAAAGTGACCGAGGCCGACCACTTGATAACTGTTAGCTACAGGCGAAGTAAAAACTGCTGTAAAACGGCACACACTTCCCTCTCCTGGGCGATACCGAAGGCGTTTGCGTGACTGAATAATTGCCTGACTATTAATAGTTGTTCCAGTTGATACTTCAAACAAAGAGTCTGAGGCAGTCGCTACTCCGGTACCACTTTTGATCGTATTGACTTGGCCTGTGTTAATCCCATAAACTCCGTCACATTGAAAAATAGGTCTGAGTTTTTCAGTATGAATTGATCCGAAGGGCAACCTCGGAGCGTGTATTGCTACCTCGACGTGGCCCTCAGAAGTCACAGGTACGTTTGTATAAGTACCTCCATCGGTTCGCCCGACAAGGACAGCGCGAGTCAATTCTGCATCGGAATAATCACCTACAGAAGCAGATAAATTCGTCGTTAAATGAGACTTTGGCTGATCACTAAGAATTGATTGCAAAGCTACCGTAGCGGTTGACACTCCGTTATTAGTAAGCCGAACTCTAAAATATTTCGCAATTCTAGCAGCTTTGTGGGGTGTCCCTGTCGAGGCTGTAATTGTATAGGAAATTGTTCTGTGAGTAGTAACTCCATCGGTTGAAAAATCAAGATAGAGCGTTGCAGATTGAGTGATGTACGTAAATACTGAAATGTCACTATATTGAGAGATATCCTCCCAGGAGCCCGTAAATGTGGTCGATGCAGAAAGACTTGCTGTAGAACTATTCGAAGTAGAAACAGAATGCCGATCACTGGGCAAAGTAACTGGGAGAGAGTTAGCCTTTGTGTCTTGTCCAACGATGGCAGAAATGTCCGAAACAGTCGAATCATTGGTCAAAGCTCCAGATGGAGTCACCTTAACGTCTACGAAAGACCCACCGCCAGCGGTGGTTTTTCCATGAATTACAGAATGAACAACAAGCCCCTCATCAGTTTCTACGACCTG